TTAATTATTTAGTTTTTCTCTGATTTTAGTAAGAGTTGTTTCATTATAGAATTGACCATCTTCAAAGATTATCTGTAAAAGACCCTTTCTTTCTTCTTCCCAAGTACATTGATCTTTTAGACATATTTTGTTATTTTCATCTTTATATACTTGTAAAAGACCTTTTGCCGATTTTTTAACTCCACCATCAGTAATTGGATCTTTGAATATCTCAATACCAATCCCATTTACTTCAATGTATGTTGCTTTTTGTGCAGAACCATGTGTATCACGTGTAACAAATGCTAAACTATAGCTTCCCACACCTAAAACAACATTTGTAGAAGCAAAACCTTTAGATTCTAATCTTTCAAAGATTCTTTGAGCTCTATCATAGTTAATACTATCACCATAGATTGCTCCAATATGTGAATCTAATACTTTGTACCCTGTAGATGAAACTGTGCCACCAAAGATGTCCCAAAGTAATTCAATAACACCTTTGTATTTAGGTAATCCTAAATCTAAATATGATTCATTTTCTGTATCATATTTTTCTCCACAAAGAATATCAACAGGATCTCCAGAGTCAGGTCTGATTACTAATTTACCTTCACGAGACATAATCAAGTCTTTTAATTTTGGTAGGTATTCAGTGACTACTTTGAATAAATCAAATGTGTCTGATACTAATGAGATAATTCCAGTTGGATTATCTAATAAAAATTTTCTAAAAGTTGCAAATTCTGCAACATCTCTAATTTGTTCATCTGTTAATTTCATATATTTATTTTTTTTTATACTTATGAGTTGTGGATTTAATTTATAATAATAAATTAAATCCATTATGATTAAAATTAATAAGACAATAAATGATATAAATGCGTACACTTATTTATTGAAGTTTATTATAAATAATAACATATATTATTATGGTGTTCGTTATGGTAATATTAAATTAAATATTACACCTGAAAATGATTTATTTATTAAATATTTTTCTTCATCAAAATCAGTAAAAAATCTACTAAGTGATAATATATTTCCATTTGAGATTATTATACATAAGACATTTAATTCTATAAAAGATGCTTGTGAATTTGAAGTATCTTTTTTAACAAAGGTTGATGCAAAAAATAGATTTGATTTCCTGAATCAAACTAATAACTTTGATAATTCATTACCTTGTAACAAAGGTAGAAAAATAAATCAATTAATCAAAGAAAAAATGAGTATTTCTCAATCTAAATGGCAATCCTCTGATGAATATAAACTCTATAGAAGTAAACAAATGAAAACTAAATGGCAAGATATAGATTACAAAGAGTATATGCAGGATAAAAATAATAAATTTTGGAATAGTGATAGAGGAATTGAATTTATAAAAAATAGAAAACCTGCATGGACTGGTCTTACACATAGTGAAGAAACAAAATCTAAAATGAGTATATCTGCTAAAATACATTGAGCTAATATTGATTGTAAAGATAGAGCAATGAAAAGAAAACGTTATGAATGTATCATATGTGGTAAAAATAACTTAGATGGAGGTAATTTTAACTCACATATGATAACAAAACATAATTGGTCAAAAGAAGAATGTGTAGTATTTAAGAAAGATTATAATACTCTTCTATAATATCATCTAACATACCTTTTTTTATTAAATTTTCAAAATATCCAACATTTGCACTTGTCACTGCATGTTCTGTTGCAATTACAGAGTTGATACAAGGTTCAACTTCATCATAGTACATTCTTGCTGCAGGAATTACTGGTAAAGTATCAGAACCTCTTGAACCAGTTGCAAAACCTAAACCAGAGTTAACAATTGCAGATTTACCACCCATACCTCTCATAGAGAAGTCATGTAATTGGAAGTCTAAGAAACCAATTGCTTCTGGATTAGTTTTCATAATCCATTTTTTACCTAATTGTCTTAAAGAACGTACAAAGGTAGCTGATGTTTGACCTTGCCAAAACTCAGCAGATAAGATAGTTTCTAAATAGTTTACAATCCAGTCAGCAACATAACCATTTAATGGTTGAGTATTTACAATAGTAAAAGAAGGGATTTTGTAAGGAGTTACTGTTCCTTCTTCTAAAGATTTGATTCTAACAGGTAAGTAACCTAATTTGTGTAATTCTTTGAAGTGAGTTACATCATAAGGTTGAGATAAACCTAACATCATTGTCATATCTTCACCAAACTTATCAATTTCTTGAATAGGTCTGTTAAAGAAATTAACATTCCAATCATGATACATTTGTCTAACAAGTTTTTGTTGTCCAAATTGAACAACTTCACCATCATTAGGACAATTACTATGTTTACCACTTCTTGGTGTGTTGTTTGAGTACATTAAAGTACTTCCTACAGGTAACATTGGTTTGTGTCCTGTTTTATATACGTCTGTCCAATAAATTTCTAAAAAGTTCATATTAAAATATATTAAGTTGTTTTACTAATTCATTATCTACATCTTTAACTGAGTTGGTGCAATAAATACCATCAATCCAGTTTTTTAATTCACTAAATCCTGCAGAGAAGATTCCATGAGTAACTACTAAATAGATCTTGTCATTAAAGACAGAATCTTCTCTTTCTTTTCTGATTGTTTTTGCAATTTCTAAGAAAGTTCTACCACCATCACAAATATCATCAATGATAACAAAGTTTTTACTACCAGGTTCTTGAGTAAGTCCAGGAACTTCTGTGTGAGTAATTTTACCAGTTTTAATATCTCTGTGTTTATTTGCAATAACCATTTTGTCAATTCCAAAATGTTCTGAAACATGATACATTTTTTTAAGAGCACCTGCATCTGGAGAGACTAAGATAAGTTTTTCTCTTGCACCATTTGTGTTATCAATATCTGTTAAGGCAAACTTAACTAAACCAATGTTGTCAATCTTTCTGTAGTTATGAATACAAGCTTCAAGTACATCAGAGTGAGCATCTACAATAGTTACTGTTTCATAATCTTGTGAATTGATGATTGGTGTGATAATATCTTTAAGGTAATTGATACCTCCATCTTCAAATTGTCTGTCAGATCGTGCACCTAAGAAGTATGGTACATAAAGGTGAATTGTTTTTACTCCTATATTTCTAAGTGCAGCAGTTGCACATAAAATAACTTCTAAGTCTTTGAATCTATTAAGTCTTGAACTAATTTTTACTTCATCTTCAAGATGGATGAACTCAAGGTTGATTGATTGTTGACCATCAGGAAATTTAGAAATTTTGTATCTAAGGTTTAAATCACCTACTTTTTCTTGGTCAACTAAGTCTAATATTTTCATAATATTTTATAGTTTGAATTTCTATACAAATATACAACTATTGTTTTAATATAATTAACTTTTTTCAATTATTTTTATATAAAATTTATGGATGTAGAATTTGATGAAATGATAGACTAATTTATAAAGGTGTTAAATTTGAAACAACTAGAGAACAGATATATCATCTACAAAATTATGGTATTGATGCTATGAACTATATAGAAGAAATGTATAAGAAAAGTACCATTTATATTAGAGACCAAAAAATTGACCTTATATTAAAAAAGTAATTTCTTAATACTTAACTCTCTATTCCATTCTTTAAGTAAATCTAACTCATGGTCACTGAACTCTCCTAAATCTTCTTGATTAATGGTTTTATGATAATCTAATTTATAGTAAGTTGGATTCATATCTTTTAGATAAATAAATTCTTCTGAATTAGGAAAGAAAGAATTAAATACTTGTTGATTTTCCATTGTAAAATCTTCATAGTTTTGTAAGAATTGAAACTCATAATCACATATACCAAAGTGTAAACTATCTTCATATATAAAAAGAAAAAGAGGTTTTGGTTTTACATCCAATGAAAAATATGATGTAGTAGTTGTAATAAATAACAACTTAACATTTTCCCATAGTGGGTAAATTTTTACAATATTTCCTTGATATTTTTTTGACATAGATTATTTAATATATATTATGTGAATAAAATTGTTAATGGTTATTTAGAATTTATTACTGAAAGTAAATTAGAATTGCTTTTAGAGGCAAAGATACAGTTTATGCCAAAGTTTACCAAATTACTTAATAGAATAGATTCTCCAATTACTACTGCATTGGAAGAAATAGCTGGTAAAGATGTTGATATTAATACTAATTTTATAGATATAAGTAATGATAAATATGATTATATTACTTTCATACCAGATGATAAAGTAGAAATGGTTAATTATGTTGTTACTGGAGAACCTTTTATTACATATCATACTTTATCACAAACCGCAAACAGAAATAAAACTTACCCAATTGGTCAAGTTGCTGAACCAAGTGAAGGAACTATTGGTAAGATAGTTCATCAACTTACAATAGATGAATTGAATAATATTTTACCAAGTGATAATTGGGAAGATTGGGAAGATGAGGATAGATTAGTTCATTTTAGTTGGAGTAATGGTAGATATAATGTTTTGATTAAAAAATCAGGATTACAGATAGATGTTACTAATTATAAACCCACTAATTATAAAGTAGGTAAGTTTATTAATGCTATTTTAACTAAGGCAGGATATACTTTTACACCTGTTCAGATAGAAGACTTTGTTAATAAGTATAAAGCTCAAATGAAAGTTAGAAATAATACATTAAGTAGATTTGAGATTGTTAAAGGTGAAGATATAAGAAAGTATTACTTAGTTGATAATTATTTTACTAAGAAAGGTTCTTTAGGTGGTTCTTGTATGAAACATAAATATTGTCAACCTTACTTTGATATTTTTGTTGAAAACCCAGATGTAGTTTCTATGATTATACTTAGACAAGAAGAAGGATATGTTGAAGATTATGTTGATGAAGATACTGGTGAAGTTGTTACGCTACCAATTGAAGATAAAATAACAGGTAGGGCTCTTTTATGGACTGATAATAAAGGTAGAAGAATAATGGATCGTGTTTATGTAATTGATACTGCAGACATTGAGTTTTTTAAAGAATTTGCAAATAAGAATGGATTTTTATATAAAAAAACACAAGACTTTAATGAAGATACACCTTTGATGTTGAATGGTGTTCAATTAAGTGAAGAAGAAAGTATTATAAAAGTTCAATTACCAGAGAATAAAGATTATGAAAATGGTTATCCTTATATGGACACTCTTAAATATTATAAAATTAAAACTGGAATACTAACAAATGAAGAAAGTAGAGATAAAGATTATTATTTAGAAGATACTGATGGTAATTTGGGTCCTTGTAGTTTCTGTGGTGGTAGAGGGGAACTTGATTGTCCTGAATGTTTAGGTGTTGGTATTGAGGATTGTCCTGAATGTGAAGGTGTGAGAGGTGAAACTTGTGATTTTTGTGATGGTCAAAAAATAATGCCTTGTCCTTCTTGTGATGGTGATGATCCGGATTGTGATTTTTGCAAAGGTAAAGGTGAGGTTAATTGTCCAGAATGTGATGGTGAAGGTTTAATTGATTGTGAGAAATGTGGAGGAGCAGGTGATATACAATGTACTATGTGTAATGGTCATAAAATAGTTGATTGTCCAGAATGTGGATAAATAAAAAACCCACTTTTCAGTGGGTTTTTATTTTAAGAATTCATTTTTAAAACTTCTTTCTTGTAGTAATCTTCAAAACCTTCAAGGTAAGAATCCATAGATTTATCATTATCCAATCCAATTACTTCATCTATTAAACCAAAAGATAATGCTTCATTTGAGAAAAACCATCTATCATGTCTTGAAATCTCATATATTTCATCAAAAGTTTTTCCACAATTTTCTGCTAATATTTTAAATAACATGTAGTTATATTTTTCTGCTTCAAATTGATTTATTCTGGTATCTTGAATATTACCTTGACTACCATGACTTACCATATGTGTCATTACCTTTGCTGTTATTAGTGAAGTTCTTTTACCTTTGGTTCCTGAACTAAGAATTATTGAACCCATACTTGCACACATACCAACATTTGTTGTTGCTACATCTGATTTTATATAATTCATAACATCTCTTATTCCTAATCCTGATAACACACTACCACCAGGTGTATCACAATATATATCTATATCTTTTTTATCAACGGAATCTAAATACATTAATTGTGCTTGTATTATAGATGCAACATTTCCATCTATACCACCAGATAACCAAATTATTCGGTCTTTCATAAGACGAGAGAAAACATCTAACTGTGAGACATTTAATGCTCTTTCCTCTAAAATATAAGGTGTTAAATTTTTCTCATAGTAGTGTAAATTCATACTTGTTAAACCTTCACTCAATGCATACTTTTTAAAGTCTTTTCCGTAATCCATAATTTTAATTTTAGTTATTTAATTTACTCACTCATCAATCTAAAAAAGGGACTAATGATTGTTTAATATATATTATAAAAAATAAAAAGGTTTATGAAGAAATGTAAAATGTGTGAGATTGAAAAAGATTTTTCTGAATTTAGGCCATCTAAAAGACATAGTGATGGATATCTAAAAGAGTGTCAAGAGTGCATGTCTATAAAGAGAAGAGAGGATTATCTTAATAATTATGATATTCGTAGAGCTTCCAATAAAAAGTATTATGAGAATAATAAAGAAAAAATATTATTAAATTCAAATGTTGATAAAGAAAAGAAAAAAATAACCGATGCTAAGTATAGAAATAGTAATAAAGAGAAACTTAAAGAAAGAAGTAAAAAATATTATGAAAATAATAAAGAAAAAATAAAAAACAAATCAAAAGAGTACTATAAAAATAATAAAGAAAAAATAAATACACCTACTGATAGAAAACGTGAATTGAAAAGACAATCTTATCAAAAAAGAAAACATCAATATGTTTGGAGAGAAATTTTAAGAAAAACTATAACACAATTAAAACTAAATAAGAATCAAACTACATTGGAAATTTTAGGATATAGTTATGATATATTAAAATCAAATATAGAATCTAAGTTTAAAGAAGGTATGTCTTGGGAAAACCATGGTAATTGGCATGTTGATCATATAATACCAATCTCTTTATTTAGAGAGGGTATAGATGCTAGTATAGTCAATAGATTAGATAATCTAAGACCATTATGGTCTAATGATAATTTAGTAAGACAGAATAAAATTGATGATTTAGAAGATGAGTATAAATATTTATTAGAAGATTTTAAAGAATATCTTGTTAGTTAATTTAATTTAATGTATATTTGTATCTAAACTAAATTATATTTATGAAAAACTCTTTTAAGTTATTTGATTTTATGGGAACACCAGTTTATTTGAAATATTGGTTCTTCCTCTTTTTGTTATTTGGTATCAATGCATTTGTTACCTTTTTTATTACTGTATTAGTACATGAGTTAGCACACACTTTTGTTGCTAAGAAGTTTAATCTTACTGTAAGTACAGTTGTTTTAGATTTTCTTGCAGGATCTGCAGGAATTGATACTACTTATACTCCTTATGGTCAAACAATTCTTGTTTCTATTGCAGGTCCACTTAGTAATTTACTTTTATCTGGTCTTGGTTGGTTATTACTTAATAATGGTGGTGGTGTAGATACTTTTTTAGCTAGTTTCTTAGTAACATTTATATCTTATAACTTTATTTTATTTATATTTAATATCTTACCTATTTATCCTATGGATGGTGGTAGAATTTCAAAGGCCATTTGTCAGTGGGTTACTAAACCTTCAATTGGTAGAAAAATCAATGGATTTATTTCAGTAGTATCAAGTGTATTACTTTTAGTATTTTCAATTTATTCAAGTATGTATATTATGGCAATCTTTTGTTTACTTTTTATATATATGGGATATACAGAGATAAAACAAAAATACTAAAATGTTAGATATTGGTAGAGATAAGTTAGACAATACACTTTTTCTTGTAAAGAATGGTCAGAATATAGCAAACAGAATAATTAATGCATTTGATTTAGAAGGTATTAATTGTTTGTTTATATCACATTCATATAAGTATGGTTCATTAAGACCAAATTGTTCAACTAAATACTACAATACTTATTATGAAGAAATACCTGAATTATTGGTAGGTAATTTATTTAGAGTTGATGTTATAATTATTAGTGTTGATAAGAATTATCCAATTATTTTACAATCAGTTAGAACAATAACAGATTTACCTATCATATTTATTGGTAATGATTTTGAAGATTTTTCATATACAAAAAGATATGTCAATGATTTTAAATATATTTATGAAATGTATAAGGATAATGGTGGAGTTTATTCTAATATTATGTCACAAATGGATGAAAATAAATGGGAAGAAAACTTTTTAACATCATCATATATAAAAGATATTAAAAATGATTGGGTAACAACATTAAAAGATTTAATAACAGAATATCATAGAGATAAAAAAATAGAATTAATATTAAAAAAGAAAGAAGAATGAAAAAAACTTATGTGATTTTAAAGAAAGGATTTGAGTATGATGATAACATTTACACTGAAGTAGATGGTGGTAGACCATCATTAGTTGTATTTGACAAAGAAGAAGCAAATCAAAAAGTATATGAATTGAATATTCAAGAGTATAAACAACTTAACCTTACAGACTATGGTTATGGTATTGATGAAGTAATTAAAGTAGATAAAGAAGTTTATCTTGATTTCAATAAGTCATTGGTTGAAAAGTATGGTGAGATTACAAAACAAGGAAGTTGGGATAAAACAGATTATAGACTACACCCAATGGCAAATGATGAAGAATCTAAAAAGTATGCAAAGATGCTTGAAATATCTTTTTATGAAGTTGTTGAAACAGATTTAGATATGAAATCATACAGAGATACTAAGATTAATTCAATCTTAGACTAAGCTGTTGCTACATCAACTGGTAGAAAAGGATTTGAAATTCCGGGAAGAGTTTCTGACTCGGCAACGGTTGCAGGAAATTACGCAAATGAATTTTGTGGCGTGAGTTTAACCGGAGTAGGAGAAGATATTGTTAGCAATGCTTAGGCTGCTAAAATTGTTACTCGTGTTATAGATGTTTTTTCATTAGAAGTGGCTTTCACTAAAACCTTTTATGAATTAAAACCTATGATGGTTTTGTAGCGCAATTGCCATTGATATCCACAATATTACTTGGATTAGTGAACATTGGGAATGGATTTTTGGTGTCATATTAATACCACTAATTAAATGGTTATATGATGAATGGAAAAAGAGAAGAGAAGAAAATAAAAAGAAGGTGTAGTGATACATCTTTTTTATTTCTAAACTTTTGTCAATTTCTATATAAAAAGTAAAACAAATAAATATATTATGGATAATATAAATTTAATAGACTCATTCTCAGAGTTAAAAGATGTTAAAAACATTGATAAAGAGACAATGATTAAAGTAATGCAGGATGTATTTAGAACAATTATTACTAAAAAGTATGGTAGTTCTGATAATTTTGATATTATTGTTAATCCAAATAAAGGAGATTTAGAAATCTGGAGAAATAGAACTATTGTTGAAGATAATTATGAAGACTTTGATGAAAATATACATATTAAATTATCAGATGCTCATAAAGTAGAATCTGATTTTGAAGTAGGTGAAGATTTAACTGATGAAGTTAAGATAGCTGACTTTGGTAGACGTTCTATATCATCAATTCGTCAAGTTTTAAAATCTAGAATTTTAGATATTGGTAAACAAAGTTTACAAGAAAAATATGAAGAAAGAATTGGTGAACTTATTACTGGTGAAATTTATCAGATTTTAAGAAATCAAGTTATTATCTTAGATGAAGATGGTACTGAATTAATATTACCTAAGTCTGAGCAAATACCTTCTGACTTTTTTAGAAAAGGTGATTCTGTAAGATCTATAATTTCAGGAGTTGAGATGAGAAATAATAACATTGTTATTTTATTATCAAGAACTTCAAATGAGTTCTTAGAGAAAGTATTTGAAATGGAAATACCTGAGGTATTTGATGGTTTGATTACGGTTAAAGGAATTACAAGAGAACCTGGTGTTAAAGCAAAAGTTGCAGTTGAATCATATGATGATAGAATTGATCCTGTTGGAACTTGTGTTGGAACAAAAGGAAGTAGAATTAATGCTGTTGTAAGAGAATTAAGAAATGAACACATTGATATTATCAATTATACAACTAATAAATCATTGTATATTCAAAGAGCATTAAACTTAGCTAAGGCAAGTAACATTGAAATCAATGAAGAAAAGAAAAGTGCAAGTGTTTATATTGGTTCTGATCAAATTGCAATGGCAATTGGTAAAGGTGGTATGAATATTAGAATGGCAAGTAAACTAACTGGTTATAAAATCAATGTATTTGCAGATGACCATGATGTTGAAGATGTTTTATTAGAAGATTTCTCAGATGAAATTGATGGTTGGATTATTGATATATTCAAGAATATTGGATTTGATACTGCTAAGAGTGTATTAAAGGCTGACTTTAATTACCTTGTTAAACAAACAGATTTGGAAGAAGAAACAATAAGAGAAGTTGTTAAAATATTAGAAGTAGAATTTAACTAAAAAAAGAGACTCAAATGAGTCTCTTTTTTATTTAATGATATATAATCTAAAATTTGATGATTTTGGTCTTTCATTTAGAAAGTAATACTTTTCTGTAACTCCATTATATTTAATAATCTTTAAGAAAGCATCTGGAACTGTTGCACCAGTGGGTAGTTTGATAGACTTATCTGAATATATAAGTTTTATTTCAACATCAACACTATATTTTTTTGATAATTCTCTTTCATATACTTCAAGAAATCTCCAAGTACCTCTATTTAAGTATTGATCTTGTAGAGCGCAATTAAGATAAGTAAATGTTTTATATAACATTACTTTATCACAATTAAAATCAGCAGCTGGTGCTAAGTGTCCTTTATCATAAACATTATTTTCATAATCTTTTGCATCAGAAGTTTTATATTCTTTTTCTGTGTAAAAATCCATACCTTGTCTTGATGCATGACCATCAGGACATGAAACATGATATTTTATTCTTAAAGGTTGTTGTAATGTTTCTGAGTAACTTACTTCGAATATATCCGTTTTAACATAAACACTATCTCTTAATTGACTAAATGATAAAAGTGGTGATGTAAATAATAATAAAAATAATATTTTTTTCATATTTTAACTTTTTGTTTTTGTTATATATATAAAAAAAGAAAAATCAATATTTTCACTAACATTGACTTATGCTGATGAGAAAATTAAATAGTAACATAAATAATAATCTTACCATGTTCTTTGATGAATTTCAATTCACCATAGTAACCTAATTCTATAGCTTTTTTTGTATAGGAATCACATACATTATCAAAATCTTTATTGACAACTTTTACTTTTTCAATTCCTAATTTCTTTAATAATTGACTTTCCATAAATTATATATTTTATTCTACCTATTCTGATTAAAAATTTTAATATATAATGTTATGAAAAGAATACAATACTTTAAATTATTTGAAAGTAGAACAGCAAGATTATCTGATGAAGAGTTTATAAACTTGGTTAAAACTAAATGTAAAGATTTTTTAGCAAATCCAAAATATTTACAAAGAATAAAAGCATCATATGATGGGGATTATTCTTATATCAATCCTAAATTATCACATAGAAATCCACTTATGAAAGAAGAGGGAGCAGGTGGTGTTTTTTCAAGTCATCATACTTTGTTGATGGATAACTTACCATCTTGGAAAGGTTTTCCTAAAAGAACACAATCTATAATTGGTTCAATTAATTTTGGATTTGAACCTTCATTTGGTGACCATTACTATTGTATAATTCCTTATGATGGTGCTAACTTTGCAGTTGCACCTGATTGTGATTTATGGATTTCATCTTGTGAAATTTCAAATAATGAATATAAATTTGATGATTATTTTTCAGATTCATTTTCTCAGGCAAGAATATCAGATGATACATATGATGATATGATGAATGATATTCAAAAATTATATGATGATTATTTAGGTGGTAAAGAACATCAAGTATCAGTTTATATTACTGGAATACTTAAACAGATGAAAGAAGATAATGTGAAAGATGTTAGATTAGCATTTAATGAATATTTTGCACCTGATAAGTTTAGAGGATTAGTAACAAAAATTAATGGATTTACTCTTATGAATTATTCAGAAATTTCTAATATACCAGAAAAAGATTCTAATGATAATCTAATTAAATATGGTAATGAATTTTGGACAGATTCAGAATGTTTAATAGTTTATTTAGGTGTTACTTCGAGTCCACATGATATTTATGAAAAATATAATAAGATTTTAGAATTGCTTTCTTAAAGGTATTTCAGGATTTACGTAAAAATTATCATTAAGATAAGTTTTTAATTAATTTACAATGTAGTGGTCAGGAACTACTGTATTTTCATCTTCTTGACTCACCTTCTGGATAACTTGAACACTGAGCAGTATTTTGATTTTGTAGTTTAACAGAATCAAATGTTTTGACAACTTTAACTTCAAGGTTTTCATACTTATATAAAGTTGGTGTATTCTGTTCAGTTTCTTTAAACTCTAATATGAAATTATTGAATTTTCTGATAATCATAAAAACAAAGATTATTTTTTACTATATATAAAATTATGATAACAGAAAAAACAATTTCAGAATTCCTATCAGAAGAGTATAAAGAATTTGCAATGTATTCAATTGAGGGAAGAGCAATCCCTTCGGTGGTTGATGGTTTCAAACCAACACAGAGAAAAATTATACACATTTCCAACCAAATATGGAAGACAGGAAGTGAGAAAAACTTAAAAGTGTTCCAGTTAGCAGGTAAAGTTGCATCTGATGCTTTTTATCATCATGGTAATTGCTTAGAATATGATACTGAAATAATTACTGCAGATGGTGTAATTATCAAAATTGGTGAATGGTGTGAAAAATACACTGATTTAAAATTAGATTTAATTTCATATGATGAGAATAGATGTGAGTATGTGAGTGGTGTTGGACATTCCCCAAGAGTAGGTACTATAACTAATGAAGAATATGAGATAGAAATGGAGGATGGTTCTATTTTTAAATGTACTAATAATCATCCATTCTACACACAAAGAGGTTGGGTAAAGGCCAAGGATTTAACAGAACAAGATGATATTAAAAGTTTTATTGATTACCATGATGATAAAATTATATCCAAATATATTTAAAGATAAATGGATTTTAACACATAATAAATTTATCAATGAATTAGGATATGATCCAAGATTACATGTTTTTGGGAATGCATCAAAAGAATCATTAAAAGTATTTGAACCTTTAATTGATTGGTGTCTAAATAATGATATTTTAAATGATGATATTTTTATAGTATATCTAATAAAAAAGAATATTTTATTAGAAGTGAAGAAAGTGTATATTTTTATGACTTTGTTATAAAAAGTAAAAAAATAATAATAGAATTTAATGGTGTTGTATTTCATGCTAAAAGGGAACAACTCAATAAAAATGAATGGTTCAATCCTTTTACTAAAGAAAATGCAATAGATAATATAAATAGAACAAAGATTAAATATGATGTTGCTAAAAATAAAGGCTTTGATATTTTAGAAATATGGAGTGATGAAAATCATTGTGTGAATGTAGAATTATGTAAAAAATTTATAAAAGATAAGTTATGAAAATAAAATCAATAAAAAAAAGAATATTAGATGAACCTAAAAAATTTTACGATATAACAGTGGATAAATATCATAATTTTTTAATAGGTAGTAAATCTATGATAATTACACACAATTCAAGTCTTGAAAATACGATTGTTACTATGGCACAAAGATTCAAAAACAATGCTGCTTTATTAGAAGAAGATGGACAATTTGGTTCATTACGTTCACCACAACCTGGTGCGGCAAGATATATTGGTACTAAACTAAGTAATAACTTTAGACTTATTTACAAAGACTTTGACTTATTAGATTATAAAGAAGAAGAAGGTGAGTCAATTGAACCAAGATATTTTTTACCAATCATACCAACAGTATTATTAAATGGGTCAAGTGGTATTGCAGTAGGTTTTGCTTCTAATGTGTTAAACAGAGAGATTAAGAGTATAATTGACAGTTGTGGTAGAGTTTTAATGGGTAAAGGTCCAGGTGTCATTAAACCCTCTCTAAATGAATTTACAGGTGAGTTCATACAAGACAAAGAAAATAGTAAGAGATGGATAATAAGAGGTAGATTTCAAAAAACAAATACTACAACTATTAAGATAATGGAGTTACCACCATCAATGACTTATGAAAAGTATGAAGAGTTATTGGATAAATTGTGTGATAGTAAAGATATTGTATCTTATGATGATAATTGTAAAGATAATATTGATTATACAATAAAGTTTAACAGATCTGTTTTAGAGAAGTTAGATGATGAGAAGATAATTAAACTTCTTAAATTAGAAGAATCATCTACTGAAATATTCTCAACACTTGATGAGTTTGGTAAGTTAAAAATATTTGAAACATCAGAAGAGATTATAGAATACTTTGTTAATTTTAGATTGACTTACTATTATAAGAGAAAAGATTTTCAATTAGCTAAATTAAATAGAGATTTAAAGATATTGAGTAATAGAGGAAGATTTATTAAAGCTATACTTGATGAGAAACTTAAAATCAATAATGTTTCAAAAGATGAAATTATTGTTGGTATAGAAGAATTGAAGTTAGAAAAGATAGATGATTCATTTGATTACTTATTAAGAATGTCTATCTACTCTCTAACAAAAGAACTATTTGAAAAGATGAAAAAGGACTTCACTGATAAAAAGGTTGAAATAAAGACTTTGGAAGAGACTGATCCTAAAGATATGTATCTATTGGACTTGAGTGAATTAAAAAAGAAATTCAAATAATTAGATTATATTAAACTTTTGTATTACTTTTGTATAAATTATAGTGATATGAAAGAAGAATTATTAAGATTAATTGAAGAAAAGTCACCAGGTGCACAACCTATGTATCTTGTTATACGAGGTTCTCGTGCTTATGGTACTAATATAGAAACATCAGATACAGACTTTGCTGGTGTTTTCATCCAATCTGTGGATGATATATTTGGGTTTAAATATAAAGAACAAATAAATGATGATAAAAATGATACTGTTATCTATGAGGTAAAAAGATTTTTAGAATTGTTGGGTAGTAATAACCCTACTGTTTTAGAATTACTTAATACTCCAGAGGAATGTATTCTTTATAAACATCCAATTTTTGATATGATATTGAATGATAGAGATAATTTTCTATCAAAGAAATGTGCAAATTCTTTTAGTGGATATGCAGTTGGACAGATAGGTAAGGCAAAAGGTCAAAACAAAAAACAAAACTGGGAGAAAGATAAAGTAACTCGTAAAGACTTACTTGATTTCTGTTATGTTATTGAAGGTGAGAAAACAATCCCATTTAAGAAATCAAAATATGGTGATGAATACAAAGGAGGATTTTTCCACAAGTTTTTTGGTAAGAAATATGATGTTAGATCTTTTGGATTGACAAATGTTCCACATGCTAAAGATGTCTATGCTGTTTATTACAATGAGACACCAGGATTTTACAAAGGTCTTGTTAAAGTAGGTGATGAAGATTCAGTTACACCTAACTATGGTATATCAAATCAGTTAAGATTATCTTCAATTCCAAAAGGTGAAGTTTCATTGTGTAACATTGTTTATAACAAAGATGGTTACTCTGAACATTGTAAAGATTACAGAGAGTATCAAGAGTGGTTAGAAAAGAGAAATCTTCAAAGATGGGTTGATGTTACATCACATGGTCAACAAATTGATGGTAAAAATATGATGCATTGTCGTAGATTAGTTGATATGGCAAGAGAAATTGCAGAGGGTAAAGGTATTCTTGTTAAAAGAGATAATGCTCAAGAACTTCTTGCAATTAGAAGAGGTGAAGTGGATTTACAGACATTGATTGATTATGTTGAGAGTGAAATAAAAGTAATTGACCAATTGTTTAAAGATTCTGATTTACCAGATAGTGTAGATCAAAAATTAATAAATACTTTATTAGTAAAAATAAGAAGAACTGTTTATGGATTATAGTATAGTGGGATTGATAGGTGCATTTTGTTTTGGTTACCTTTTTTCAGGACTTGTTAGAAAAGTTATGGATAAACTTTCTGATGAAGAAGTGACTAAGAAAGTAAACCTTGTTTATTCAAAACTATTGGAAAATGTTTATAGTAATAGAACAATTTTCACAAGTCGTATTAACAATACTGTTTCACTTGAAACATTGATTGATGGTGAGGGTAAAGTAAACATTATGTATATGATGGATAAGAAAGACATTGCTATTTTTAAAAATGATAAATGTATCTATACATCTGATTCTGTTAGTGCAGACTTACTAGATGAAATAATTACTGCTATTGATATTTATCATAAAGATAAGATTGTTGATACCGTTAATATGATGGGTTTAATATTTTCGAGAGAGGAATTTGAAAGAAAGTTCAATTTGAAAGTAGAAGATTTGAAAAAAGGTATGTATGCACCAATGGAAATGTCTGATATAGATAATATAATTAATGATAATGAGACAAAGTTTGATATTGATTATATTTTAGATAGAATTAGTGAAATTGGTATTGATAATCTAACTCCTGATGAAAAAGAGTTTTTAGATAACTATAATAAAAAACCACTCATTTGAGTGGTTTTTTTTTTTATTAGATTAAAGTGGTAATTCTTCTTCCTCTTCTTCCTCTTCTTCTTGACCTTGTACTGGAGCTTGTCCTTCTACAGGTGCTTGAGCTTGTGCTTGAGGTGCTTCAAACTCACCTTCTGCAGGTTGTCCTTGAACTTGAGTTTGAACTTCTACAGGTGCTTGGGCTTGTACTTCTGGTTGAGCCTGAGGTTGAGCTTGTGGCATTTCCTGAGTTTGTGCTTGAGGTGCTTGAGCTTGTGCTTGACCTTGTGCTTGTGTTTGACCACCTAAGATGGCACCACCTGGTATTTTTTCAACATCTAAACCATTAGTTATAACCCATTTAGTTATTTCCTCAGCAAGTTGAACATCACCAAAGAATTGACGTAAGTTTTTACCTGTTGTTTCTTTTACTTTCTGAACATATTTATTTATGGTAGCTTGAGTAATTGGAACAGTTACTTGTACATTATAGATGTCATTTACTTGGTAAACAGCTTCTTTAATAATGTCTTCTCTATTTTTTTGAATACGAAATTTTTCAAATGCTTTAACGTGTTTCATGTTAATTATTATTTTTTATATGATTATATATTAAGTATAAAAACTCACTTTTTGTAATTTTTATATTATTTTATAATACCAACCACTTTTAGTACTAAAGGAACTATTATTGCAACTCCACCTATCCCACCAATAACCATTTTAACTTTTAATCTTGATAATTGTTTATCTTTCTCATCAATTACCTGTTGTCTGTTAGCAACTTCTGTCTGTAGAACTTGATTTTTTTGCATCCATGCAATTATTTCACCTTGAAGAGCTTTTATTTTATCATCTTTTACAACTAACTGACCATCTTGCTTAGTGATAACTGCATCTAATTTACCAATTACTTCATCTTTTTCATTGATTACCTTTACACAAATATTTTCATAATCTTGCATTTCTGCTTGTAGTTGTTCAAACTTACCCAATATGTTTGAATTGTTATTAAGTTTCATTGCTTGTGATATAGTCATAACTATAACTTTTTGTCCAAGTGAATCCACTTCAAACTTTGGATATTTAATTTGTTGAGTAACCTGTGAAAACATTGTTGTAAAGGCTAACATTATTAGTATTATAAATAACTTTTTCATTTTCATTTAATTTTTTTTATTAATTAATTTTTAATTGTTAAAGTTTGTACTGCTTGTAAACCTTTTTTAGTTAAAAACTTATTTTGTTACATTATTTCAGAAATACTTATATTATATTGTTTAGATATAGAATATAGAGTTTCTCTTTCAGTCACCTTGTGTTTGATTTCTACTCTATTATCAGTTTTTTCTGGTAATTTACTTACCTTTTTCTGTAGTATTTTTTATTAAATCTTCTAAAAGTTCATCATCTGTTAAAACTTTTGGATTATTTTTCATCTCTTCAATTTCTTTCCTAGTTTGTGTCATACCACCTTGAAGTTTTGATAATTCTACTTTAGTTTTTTCTGCATTTTGTTTAGCAACTATTGCATCACTCTTTGCTTTGCCTACTTCAATAGACATTTTTCTATCTTCTACATCTTTTTTATTGTAAATTTCCTGCCAAGCTAAAACTTTAGCCTCTGCTGCTGTTGCCTTTTGTTCTAATTTTTTATATTCTTCTTCAAGTTCTTTAACCTTTTGTTTTGATGCATCAAATCCACCAAAATACCAGGTAAGACCAAAACCAATTGTTGATACCAATAAAAATAAAATTAGAATTTTTGTAAAATCAAGTTTCATAATTTTTACATTTTTTAGTTATATATTAAAAAATTATATATATATTTGTATAAAATAAAATAATAATATGAAATATAAGAAACTAATATGCTTTGACTTTGATGCAACCCTTTTCCACACTGCTTTGGAAGATGAAGGTAGAGTTATATGGAAAGAAAAGACAGGAGAAACCTGGCCATATGTGGGTTGGTGGTCAAAGCCAGAAACACTAGATACTACAATTTTTGATACACCTTTGAACAGAGAAGTTTATGATGAATATCTTAAAGCTGTCTCTGATTCAGAAAACTTTGTTATTTTAGCAACTGGTAGAATTGAAAGATTAAGACCACAAGTAGAAGCTATCTTAAACAAAAACAACTTATCATTTGATGGGGTTTTCTGTAAAAGAGGACCTGGTGATACATTTTATTTCAAAAAAACTTTATTTGAAACACTTATCAATGATTTGAAACCTGATGAATTTATCATGTATGATGATCGCCAATTACATCTTATTGAATTTGAAGAGTGGGCAAAAACAATTGATTGTAAAGTAACAATAATTGATGTAGTTAATAGAACAACTAAGAAAATTAATTATTAGATGATAGATAGGAACACTTTTTTAATATATAAAACTAAAAAAGTGTTATTTTTATGTCAGATGATGAAAAGAAAGAAAAAATGGGTAAAAGAAAATCCAGATAAGGTTCATCCCTTTATTTAATTCAAAGACACCATCTTTTGGATTACCATAATTTTCCCATGTCATCCAATCCAAAAATTTAGATTCTATATATATTTTAAAATCATTTATAGTACATACTAGTATATCAACACTTTTAGAATTTTTAGAATAACCCTTTCTTTTTAAAGAATCTCTAATAATATACTTTGATTAATAAGAATAAATAATAAAAAAATAAAAAATATAGAGAAAATATGGCAACAATTACAAAAACAAGAACAAAGTCACAAGTAGAAACAATTCTATCTAAACCATATAGATTGATATTACACAATGACGATTTTAATTCATTTGAAACCGTCATTGAATGTCTAGTTAAAGTATGTAAACATGAACCTGAACAAGCAACACAATGTGCTCATATTGTTCATAATAATGGTAAGTGTGATGTTAAATATGGTGATTTAGAAACCATTTCAGAAATGAAGAATAAACTAAAATCTGCAGGACTCTCAGTCACTATGGAAGTGAATGAATAAAAAAAGACATCTTATGATGTCTTTTTCATTTTATTTTATTATCTTTACTAAAATTTATTATTTATGACAAAAAGAGAATTGTATGAGAGTGCTATAAGCATTCAAAAGAAATGTGGACAAGGTTTGTCTGGTATTGTTGGACAATGAATAGTGATATTCAAAATTTATTAGATGAACTTGTTGAAGAAGGAAGTCTTAAATTAATTCATCTGGTAAGTAATAATTACTTACCAGATGATTATTGACTTTCCAACTAAAGGTTATTGTGTGTTTGACAAAAAAGGAGACTCAGAAAAAGAAATTGAAGAATGTGAGACAAGTATTGAAGATACAAAAAAACAAATTAAGTTTAGAAAAAGATTACACAACTATTTAGATGGTTTGGATCAGAAGAAAACAATTCAAGAACAATTTATGTTAGAAATGGTATAAAAAAATCCCTCTTATGAGGGATTTTTTATTAGTATTGGTTATTACTATTAAACCAGTTAATACCATTACCTATATTATATGATTTCTGTCTATTAATAACTTGTTTTCTTACTCTTAATAATTGACCATAATCAACACTCTCAACATAGTCAAGGTTTTTCAAACAATCATTTACATAATTTTTAAACTCTGTAGTTGATATTAAGTCTAAGTAATCTTGACACATTTCTCTAAAATCATTCTTTTGAAAAGCAGAAGTTGCATTTACAATAGTCATAACAGTATCATCATGTCCAACATCTGCAGCATATCTTGTATTACCTGATGTAGTAGTATGTTTAACAAATGTTGTTATCTCTCTAATAGTATCTTCATTGGTAATTGTAAATCCTTTAGACATCATTAAATCTTGATAATCTTTAACTAATAAGTTTTTATTCTCACCAACTTTAAGACCAACTTTTTCATCTGTTGCATCAGCTCTATGTTTATATCTAAAAAATACTGATGAGCCATAGTTATTATTACCTTCTAAAACATGTGGCATCTCAGCCAATAATGTATTACCATAGTTATTTAACTCTAATACAATCTTAACATTTTCAGGATTAAGATATTCAAATACTAACATATATAATAACTCTGATAATTGTTTAACGGATACAAAGTTACTTCTGAATATCCCTACTTGTTCAAGTCTAAAAAAATCTATTATAGACTTATAAGATGGTTTCTGTATTTCAATTAATTCTTTTGATTTCTCTGCTACTTTAAATATGTTTATGATTGAATAATCTTGTCCTAATCCTTCTGATATATCCACAGATAGAATAAACTTATATTCATTTCTATTTATAGGACTAAATATTTCATCATCATCAATCCATTTTAAATCACTATAACTAAATTTCAATTTATTTTCAAATTCTAATATTTCTTCAAACTTATAGTTTTTCTTACCTTTTAATAACTCATCAATAATTGCTTCATTTAATAATGATTTACTTGAGTTAATAAATCTCAAACCATATTCTTGGTTAAATGCATCTTCACCACCAATATCTTTAATAGCTTCTTCTTTCCAAGTTGTCATCTCACCAATTGATCTTAAAGGTACTTCAAATCCTTTAGTGTTAATGAAGTTAAGATTCTTAACATCTTCATCAGTACACATTTCATTGTTATAAACTTCAATAATATCTTTTTGAAAGTCAACATTCCAATACATTTTAGATTTTGTTACATCTTCTGGGAATACTTCTCTTACTTGTTCAAGTATTTGTTCTTTAGTTACTCCATTTTCATATAATCTATGTGGGTTAAGTCTTATGTAAGTTACAAATCTACCTGGTACTTGATGCCAGTAAACCCTCATTGCTTTGTAGTTATTTTTAAGTGGATCACCTTCTGGTCTTTCTGCATCAGTTAATAACTTATGGAATAAGTTCATACCATTTGGTGTTGATGTAATAATAATTTTTGAGTTTTGTACTGCTGCTGTTGTTGGATAAGCTGCAGTATAGTAAGGTTCAATAATATTTGAAGGAATGTGTGCAAACTCATCTAAGTAAAGTACATCAATGGTAAAACCAATTGCTGGTGTTTTAGACCTTGCTGATGTTTTTATTCTACAACCATTTTCAAATGTTAATGATTTTTGATTCCAAGTTTTAATACCTGGTTTTAAGAAGAAAGGTAATAATGAGTAGATAGATTTAATTTTATCTACAATCTCTACTGCAGTATCTCCTTTATTAGCAACAATCATTATATTCTTATCATTACTAAATAAAATTGTGTGTAACATGAAGATTGATGCTGAGATTGTATTGTGTGATAAAATACCATTTGTATAAAATCTATGGTTTGGATGATCAACTGTTAAATCAAACATTGAAAGTTTGTAATTATTTCTGAATATTTTAATTACCTTAGATATACCAATATCAGTATATAAATAATCACTTATTACCACATCTTTTATGAAAATTTCATTTAAGTTACTATCAAAGACAATGTGTTTATCTGCACATTCTAAATAATAACCATTTTCCAATTCAACTCTAAATACATTGAATGGTTGTGTTATGTGCATTTCTGATACTGATTCAAATCCGGTATCGGTCATTACTTTAATATTATCCAATTTAATAGAAGATAATATTTTCTTGGAAATATCATTCTGATCAAGTTTGATATTTCGATATTGATAAGTTTCTATTAATTCAATTAATTTATATAAACCATTAATTATGATACTCTTTATTCCTTTAAGAATTCTAAACATTTTTCAATAATATTATTTTTTTTTATTTCTGAAACTGTTCTATATTCAGAATCCCATATGTATAGTATGTTATATCCATTTTCGATGGCCACATTTTTCTTTTTGTCATCTTTAGACCATATATCAGAAGCTAATATATTTTTCCTGAATGGGTGTGGTGTGTCATTTGGTTTAAATTTGTTTGGATTTGCATGGTATTCATCTCCATTATACTCAATTATCTTCTTCTTATCAATATCAACAAAATCATATATCCATATACCACCATTATCTCTATTTAGACTAAATTCACCATTATTAGTTGCATATCTATAATTACCATCAAATCTTCTTTTTATTTCATTAAAAAGAACTTGACTTATACCAGAATATCCACATTTCATATTACCATTGGTATTTAGTGAATTTTGCCACTTAATTTGTCTATTGTTATATATCTTAATACCTTCTATATCACCAAACTTCTCTATACATTTTTCTAATGTAAATGTTCTTTGTCTTTCATATAGCATCTTCTTTGCTACTTCTTCATTATATCCTTTATCTAAATAATATTGTATTGTAGTATCTGAAATTCTATCTTTGATTGCTAGTTTTGCAAAACTACTTATATGTTCCTCAACATTTTCCATACCATTATATTTTATAAAATCTTTAGAAAATGGACTTCTACTTTTTCGTTCTAGTTCAGTTGTATTACTTCTGTGATTAGGATTTTTTTCACCTTTAACCTTATCCGAAAACATTTTTTTATATTTATCATCTTTCATGTGTTTACCACTATTTATGGTAGTTTTCTCTTTATCTGATAATGCCATTATTGGTGCACCAGGGTATAACTTCTTATATTCATCAGTTGTCATATTATCATGTTTGAATTTTAAGTGTTTACCATATATTCTTTTACATTGTTCGCCACATATTCTACAAGTTACCATTTCTATATTATCATTAATTTCCATATATAAATTTTATTTTATTTATGTGTTAAAAAGTTATGGGTTCCTTTCAAGTTGGTTATGTGAGTAAATCTATTAATCTATAAATAACAAACTTAATATAATCATATGTATTTTTATTTGGATTTAATATATGTAATAATTTATACATTGGTATATTTACTTCCTTTTCATTACCGAAATCATCAATTAATAAACATAACACCTTGGTAGTCAATACATTACATTTACCCACCTGCCTACTTGCCATTAAAATGTTGAATCTACTATTAACAAAGTTATCTAATATTTCTTTTTGGTAATCTCTTAATTGTATATCACCAACTGATCCATCTTCTCTTTTTACTCTACAATATTTTTCGGTAAAGTAGTGAATATCAAGTGCACACTTAACATACTCTTGTTGTTCTTCTGGAGACATCTTAAAAGATACACCTGCTCTTCTTAGTCCTACTTCACTTTTTAACCATGGGTTCTGAAATCTCTTTATTACAATACCATCATTAATCTTTTCTGTTGCTTCATCTACAAACTTTGTAGTGAATATCATTTGTTTTTCTACCACTTCTGCCATAACGGACATTTATTTTTTTATATATATTGTAAAAACCCATCTACTTATGTCAAAAACAGATAAAGAGAGAAATAGACTACAGGATGAATTTGAACAAATACAATCTGAAAATAGTGAATTTGATATATCTAAACACTTAGCAACAACTGAATTCTTACCAGATTTAGGAGAAATAGAAATATTTGATTATGATACAGAGATAACTGTATCAGTTCAACAATCATTAGATGTATTAGAATCATTAGTTGATTTATATCTAAGTGATGTACCACAATTAAAAGAACATCCATATATTAGAAATAAAATGAGAGAGGATGCATCAGTTTATGCTGAGGCTGTATTCTTAGTTAAGATGACAAGAAAGAACTTCTTATCACAATTAAGACAAGTTGATAATAGTGATAACTCTGCAAGAATGCATGAAGTTATTAATCAAACAATTGGTCAAATTAGAGAGAATGCTAAGTTTGTATCTAATCAAAGAACTGAATTAGAAAAATTTTATAAGAATCTAAGAAAGGATATGGGTTATAATGAAATTGAGAATCCTGAAATTAAGAAAGCTGAAGATTTAAAGCAAGAAGAACAAGCAGGAGAAGAAGGTGCTATTATGGATAATAGAAAACTTAATGAAATGATTAAAAATGCAATGACACAAAAAAAGGATTAATATTTTATTGATTGTCCGCAATTACACATAATTGAATAAATAGCCTTATATTTGATAAAAAAAAGCGATGAATCTATTCAATTTTACGGCAAATTTTGGGAGTGAAGAGTCTTGTAGCGGTCCTAAGGTAGCGAAATTCCTTGTCGGGTAAGTTCCGACCTGCACGAATGGTGTAACGATCTGGACACTGTCTCAGCCATGAGCTCGGTGAAATTGTAGTAACGGTGAAGATGCCGTTTGGGGAAATACGATAGTACTCGGAGGCTTCGGCCAAAGA